CGAGAGCCACTTCGTCGCCTTCGTGTTCGTGTGGAAGCTGTGCTCGATGAGCATGTAGTAGGGCGTCCCCACCGCACGGGCCCCACGGAGGACGCCGTAGTATTCGCCCCCGGAGCTGTTCTTCCGGGTGGCCGTGCGTCCGGCCTGGGCCGTCCCCATGAGCTCCCCGACCTTCTTCGCGATCTTGAGAGCCAGGGCGTCGACGTTGTTCTTGTTGTCGTAGGCCCGGTAGACGACGGGATAGTCGACACTCTCCGTCCCGCAAGCGTTGGAGTGCAGGGAGAGGAAGACGTCGCACCCCTTCGAGGCCGTCCCGCGTTCATAGACGCCGAGGTTTGTGTCTATGTTCACACGGGTCGTCATGACCTCAAAGCCCCGGGCCTCGAGCTGGGCCTTGAGCTTGAGGTGCAGCTTCCACACCATCGCGCTCTCGTAGTAGGTCTTCACGACCGGGCTCTGATTGTATCGGCTACCGACGTGCCCGGCATCCAGACAGATCCTCACGTTACTCATCGTCGTCGCCCTCCTCCTCGCCGGCGTGGAAGATGGGCTCCCCGTCGACCTCGTTGATCTCCGGCTCCTGGGCCGGTCTGGTGTTGATGTTCTCGTTCATGTTGTGATAACCTCCTATAGTTTGATGATGGGGAGAACGACTTCGTCGACGAGCTCCCCCGTGGTGTACGTCTCGCGGCCCTCCGCCTCAAGTTTGTCGAGAAAAGCGTCGTACTCGACCGCCAGCTTGAGCAGCTTGAGGACGCCGACCTCCTCGGGCGTGACCCTGTGCATCTCCGGCCCCACCATGAAGCCGACCGCCTTGATGAGCGCCAGCTCCGCCCGGATGGGCTTCGCCTTAAAGAGCGCCTCGAACTCCGCCCAGGTCTCCCGGGCAAACTTCTTCCGGTCGAGCCGGGGCTTGTCGGGCGGGAGGACTCCTCTCGCTTGGAGCTCCTTCTTCATCGCTGCTCTCTCGGCCTTCTCGCGCCGTGTGAGGCGCTTCTTCTTCGTTGGCATAACTCCCCCCCTCAACCCGTCGAGGGGCCCTTGCCGGGGCTCCTGGTGGCCCCTGGGCGTTTCAACGGGCACCACCTCGGCGACGTTTTGATCGCGGGGGTGCTTCCCCCTGGTGCAGTAAAGGCGATGAAGCAAGGGGCCGAGCGGTTCCCGGAGGCGGCGAAACTCGCCTCCGCTTCCGGGTGTTTGCACCAACATTCACCGCGAGGGCCTCCCCAGGACGTGCCGCTGGTGAGGCGGGCCCGCCCCATGAGTCCCATGTGCTCGCAATCGGAGCAGCGGAACGGGCCCTTCATGGTGTGGCCTCCCCTTGCTCCGGCCAGCCGTCCGGCCCGAGGGGAGCGTAGCCCAGCCGCCCCCGGTACACGTTCGCCGCCCGGATGACCTGGGCGAAGGCGGCGTCGCTTGCCAGCTTCTCCCCGAACCGATCCAGGAGCGAGCCGGACAGGTTGAGACCCGTCGCCCGGGTGATGTGCTCCACGGCCTCGGTGTCGATCTCCGTGAGGCGGCGGGCGACTTCCTCCGGGAGCTTCTCATAGTAGGCCCGGAAAAAGGCGAGCCCCATCCCGCCACACGCCCCGCGCCGGATCTCGTCCTGTGTCAGCTTGACCCCTTGCAGCGCGTCCAGGATCTCCGCGTCGGTCTCCGCCTTCTTGACGGGCTCGTCAAAGTTGTTCATGCTGCCCCTCCTTCTCTCCGTCGCGCCGTATGTCCTCTAATATGTGGGTACGGGGCGCATAGCTGCGCCCCTCGCTCCGGCGCTCCTGCTTGCGGACATCGCCTAAAAGCCGCTCAAGGCCCTTGATGACGGTGCGGTTCTGCTCTACCCAATCCACCACGGGCCGGGTCTGCTCCGCGATGTCCTTCGCCGTCCGGCGCTGCCGCCGCACTTCCCGGATCTTGAGCCCCAGCCGCGCCCGGCCCGGGGCCTTGTCGTCTCCCAGCTCGAGCGCGTGGAGGAGGTCTTGCGTCGCGGCCTCCGCCTCAGCGCGGTCGGCCTCCGCCATCCTGTGCCGTTCCGTGGTCTCCCGGAGGAAGGCGAGGAAGCTCTCAAGCCCTTTACTTGTCCCGACGTCCATCCGCGCCCTCCTTCCGCTGCTCCCGGGCGAGGATTGCCTTGAGCCCCTCGATGACCTTCTCACACTGGCCCGCGTCCAGCCATTCAAGGCGGTCGATGCCCGTCATCCGCTTCACGAACCCCTCAATCCGGCGCTTGTCGCTGTTCCAGCCGAGGGCCTCGGTCAGCGCGTAGATCTTCCGGCGCTGCCGTTCGGTCGTGGGGTTGCCTCCCTCATCCGTGCGCTTGCTCCGGCTTCCCCGGGCTGCGCTGTCCTTCATGTTTTGCAGGACGCGGGCGACGGCGGTGATCTCGCCCTGGGTGAGCTGCTTCATGCTCCCCTTGCCCGTCTCCCGGTACACGACCCCGTGGAGGTCTTCGTCCGTGAGCCCCAGCTCCGGCGACTTGGCGATCGCCCATAGGGTGCGGATGGAGGGGAGCTTCCGCCCGCTGCGTGTTGTTGCTGCTGCCATGATTTACACCTCGTTTCTCGGCCCTCTTATTGCCCGGCCTTGACCTGTTCCAGCTTCGAGAAGTTCAGCTCATAGCCAAAGACGTCTTGCTGCTTCCAGGTAGCGCCGACCGCGTTGACGGTGTCCTCGCCGTACTTCTTGAGGGCCTCCTTCGAGACGTCCTCCTTGACGACGATGCAGTCCATCATCTGCCGGGTCTTGAGGCGGCGGATGATCTCCTCGATCTTCTCCTTCGCCCGGGGGAGCGACACGGAGGTCGAGAGCCGGAACCCTACCTCGCCGAAGGTGAGGGCCCGGGTCTTCGTCTTCCCCATGTCTGCCCGGTGCTCGGTGACAAAATCCTTGAGCTCGCGCTCGAGCTTGGCGACCCTGTCCTTGTACGGCTTGCTCTGCTCCTCTGCGGCCTTCTTCGCCCCGAGGATCTGCTTGTTCATCTCACCCTCAATGTCCGCGAGGGCAAGCTGCGCTTCCGCAATCTGACGGAGGGCGTCGTTTGCGTCCTCCCAGGTCTTGACGCCCGAGGGCTCGACCACTCTCTTTCTTGCCATGTGTTGACAACTTCCTTTCTTGTAGTTTTGTTATGTGCCCGGGGAGCTGCCTCCCCGACGCTTTCCTTCTGCCCGCCCGCCTCCTGCTCCTCGCCGTCGTATAGGATGTAGGTCTTCGAGAGGAGCATATACAAGCCCAGGGGCCCGGTGAGGAAGGCGGCGGTCGCGTCGCTGTCCTCCGGCGTCCTCCCGCCTCGGGCCATAACCAGGATGAGGGCGGTGATCGCCAGCATAGCGAGCCCCATGAGCCGCTGCTTTCTCATTTTCATTGTCCCGGCCTCCTCCGCGTCAAAGCATCATGAGGCTCGAGGCTTGCTCAATGATCTTGACCGTGACGACCCTCTCGCCCCTCTCCTCAAGGATGCGGGACACATTGGAGAGGGTGCGGTCGAGGAGGCGGAAGCATCCCGTCTGCATGTTGCAGGCCCGGGCCTTGAGCTCGACCATCGCGTCCGGCGCGACCTCGAAGCCCGCGAGGTAGCCCTCCACCTCCGAGGGGTCAAGCCCCTTGAGGCTGACGTAGAAGTCGACCCGGTTCGCCATGCGGACGAGGTAGGTCTTGATCTGCGCCTCGAGCTTCGGCTCCCCGGCGATGACGAGCCCCACGTCCGACTGGTCGAAGATCGCCCGGAGGATCTCCATCTTCTTTTGGGTGTACTTCGAGACGAGCTTGTCCGCCTCGTCGATGATGAGGAGGTAGCCCTTGTTCGTGTTGAAATAGTCCCGGATGCCGTTGACCCTGCGCCAGATCGTCCCGTAGCCGCTGGGGATGCCGAGGGCCCGTTCGATCGCCTCCACAAGATCCCGGCTGCTCATGGTGTCGTCACACTCGATATAGGCGACCCGGGGGAGCTTGGCGTACTGCCGGAGGGAGTAGGTCTTGCCGTAGCCGCTGCGGGCGACCACGATGCCGAGCCCGATGTACTCTTGACAGCTCTGACACACGCCCAGCACCTTGAGGGCGTCCCGGCTCTCAAAGAAGGCGGGCTTCGTCCCGGTCTTCCGGCCCGGCTCCGGGAGGGCCACGTCCTCCCCGGTGCGCCCGGCCAGCCAGTCCGCGAGCAGCTTCTCAATGGCTGCGATGTCCCCCTCGTACTTGCCCGAGAGGTAGCGGGAGATCGTCGGGCGGGAATAGCCCGGGATCTCGCTTGCCAGGGTCGCGATGCTGGTCTTCGTCGCCGCGAGGTAGTCGTTGATCTGCTCCGCGAGACTCTTGCTGTTGGTATAGGTTGCGGCCTGGGCCGCTGCTGCTGTGACTTCCATGTTGTACCTCCTATTCGTTCATAGCCCTCAAACGGGCGAGGGCGTCGTCTGCCT